ATGAAGCATGGTGAATTTAGCACAGGGGTTGAGAGAACTACAATGGCTAGAAACCTTGGATATCAAATGACAGTATTGCCAAGTTCAAGCGTTGAAGATGGTATTCAAACCGTTAGATCAACTTTGCCGCATTGTTGTTTCGATCTCAAAAGTACTAAGCGTGGCATCGATTGTCTAGACTTTTATAGGAAAAAATGGAATGATAATTTAAAAGTTTACTATGATGTTCCAATGCATGACCAATACTCACATGGAGCTGATGCATTTCGCTATGCATGCGTTGGGATGAAGACGATAGGCGGAATGTCACATAGCCTAACACCTGATAAAATACTTGAAATGAGAAGAAAAAATTTAGGGTATTAATTATGCACAAATCTCGGAAAAATTGGAGAAATGTGGATGGTTTATGATTATAATAAGGCTTTGAAGGATTTTGTTGTCTATTGGATCGAGCAGATTCATCTTAAGATTTGGAATGAAGAAGCTGATGAAAAGTTATTCGAAGGCTATATAGAAGAACCGGCAGAAGAAAATAAGTATTTCACTAAAGATGATATGGAAAAATGGAAAATGCAATACATTGATGTGCTAAAAAACAAGAAAATAAGAATACAAATGTACTTAGAAGAATTAAACAGGCTTCAGGATAGACTCAAAAGTATTGAGGCAGACGAATAGATGTTCATTATTACATTATCAGCCCTAAACGTTCTATTCTGGGTTCTCGTGACTATTGGTTCTATTATAAAGCAAAATTCTAATGGTTGCATAATTTTGGCAAGTTTGCTTCTCTTCACTAATATATTTATTTTTATGAACAGCTTAGGAAAATGAGGATTTATGGCTTTTTGGTATATGAACGGTGAAGAAAATCAAATTATTGATATAAGCAAAGCAACGTGGATTGGAAAATGTATGCAAAGATCAATAAAGTTTATCTTTCAAGACAATGAAGGAATATGTTTTGAATATGATGATTCGATTGATCGTGACAACGAATTCTCTTTTATAATGAATCGTTTATTAGACAAGGAAGTAGAACATGGATAAGTTAATCAAGGCTGACAAAAAGAAAATCGACAAGATGATGAATACTCTCGTTAAGAAAGATATTCCACGAGATAAGAAGATAGAAAAATGTGACATGAAGATGAAGAAAGGCAAAGGAAAGAAAAAATGAGTGATGAAAAAGAATTTAACGCAATAAAAGCACTTTTAGATCTTGGTACAAAAATAAGAGATTTGGAAAGTTCATTAAAAAGATTTCATTATTCATTCAATGGAATTGACGTAGAGATAGCAAAACTTAAGAATGAAATGACGGCAATGGGATCAGAAATAATTCGATTATCTCAACGCAGAGAACAAGAAAAAGTGGGCTAAGTGATGAAATATTGGTATGAATTCAACAATGGAATGTATGATTTAAACAAAGTCGTAGCCTTGGAAAAATTTGGAGAGGATGTAATCCAAATCGATTTAGAAAAGAACAGGAATTATTTAAAATATGATTCAAAAGAATCAAGAGATTTAGAATGGGATTATCTAAAAGATTGTGTCATGAAAATTGAAAGTAAAGGTAGGTCCAAAATGAAAGTAATTTATGAAGAATTTATCGCTACAATTTTTATAGCATCCGCTTCGATTTTCCTTTTGACGTTGGCATATAGGATGTATTGGTGAATTTTTTTGCCCTAACTATCAAGAAATTTTTTTAAAGGATGTATATGGCTTCTATAACTGGCAGTTCGATCGCAAGAGAAATGGATGATAGATGGAAAGAAAGTCAGTCGCTCTTCCAACAATGGTGGTATGAGGCCGATTTAGACACCAAGATGATGACCGGGCAGCAAGACTACTGGAACACCTTCTACAACGTCAATTACCGCAATCAGAAAACGTTGATGTTCAATAAGATTCTTCGTATCCAAAATATGATTAGCGGATACCAGATCGACAATCGCCTGCAAAGTATTGTGACTGGTGGTGATAATGATCCCGATGTTCAAGAATCTGCTGATCAAAGAACTACAGTATTAAACTGGTCAATGAAACAAGATAATGCCTATGAAAAGATTTCTGATGGCTTCATGGGATCTAATACATGTGGATTAAATCTTCTTAATTTATGGATGGACTTTAGGGAAGACCCGGAAAATGGTGAAGTTAAATGCGATCGCCTTCCTTTCAATTCTTTTATCATGGATCCATATTGGACAAAGAAAGATTTATCGGACTGTGATTGGATATGGTCACGACGGTACTTATCTGAAATGCAGATCAAAAGCATTTTTCCATCCATTGAGAAAGAAATTCCTTATTTGGGTAAAGGATATGCAGCAAAAGATGGTAAATTCCAATTCTTAGCACAAAACTGGTATCAGTATCAGCAACAGATGTATGCTTACGATGAATATTGGACTCGTGAATATAAGACTGTAAGAAAGCTCATAGATAGATCCACTGGAGAGGTAGTTCCTTGGAAAGGTACTAGAGAGCAATTACAAATGCTTCGTAGGTTTAATCCTAATATTGAAACGATTAAGGCATATGCTCCGACGATAAAATTGCACGTTCTTATCAATAATCATGTAGTCTATGAAGAAGTATCACCTTATGGCTTAGATAAATTCCCGTTCGTTCCTTTCACTTGCTATCATTATCCTGAAGTACAGAACTATGCTTATCGTTATCAAGGTATTGTAAGAAATATTAGAGATAGTCAGATTGAACTTAACAGAAGAAGAAATCGCCTTCTTGATATATTGGATGCACAGATTCAATCCGGACTTATGGTCAAAGAAGATGCTCTCGTTAATCCTGAAGATGCCTTTTTCCAAGGACCTGGAAAGGTTCTTTATTTCAAAAACACAGCTAATTTACAGACAGACCAAATGCAATTTGCTCCGCCGCCTGTCGGTTCAGGCTGGTTGGAACTCATTCAATCTATTGAAAAAGAAATTATGGATATCGTAGGACCTGAAGAGCTTTTTGCCCAAAATATGGGAGCAAAGGAAATGTCAGGTGTTCTCATGAAATTGAAAATGGGGGCTGGCCTTACTGGTCTTAGAAATGTTTTCGACAGTCTAAATAACTCACAAATGATTTTGAGTGGGATTTGGGACGATATGATTGTCAACAACTTTTCTCCTGGAAAGGTAAAGAAAATATTAGGACACGAGCCTTCACAATTATTCTTTGATAACGAATTTACTAAGTATAATTGCGTGGTTGAAGAAGCAGAAATGACATCGACGCAAAGACAGCTCAAATTCTTACAAGCAGTACAGCTTAAACAGATCATTCCCGATGCTATCCCTGATGACTATCTTTTGGAAGTATCATCTTTACAGGATAAGAAAAAGATTGTGGAAATGGCAAAACAGAAAGCTCAACAAGCGCAACAAATGCAGCAAATGGCAGCTATGCAGCAGATGCAGCAAGGTGAAATCCTTAATAGATCTATTGAAGCTAAAGCTCAAAGTGATTTTGCTTCTGCTCAAGAAAAGATGGCGACATCAGTTCAGAAGATAGCCTTAGCAAAACAGGAAGCTTCCCAAGCAGTTCATCAGCGTGCTTCTGCTGCACTAGATAATGCTAAAGCATTACATGAGCTTTCAACTATGCCTGAAGAAAGACTTATGAACCTTTCAAATTTTATTTTGGATCTTCAATTAAAGCAAAAAGAGATCGCAGGATTTGAGGAAGAAGATTCTAAAGCAACAGCTGATGCAGAAGGATCAGGCTCTAGACAATCAGAAAGAGAAACCAAACCCTCGGCTCTAAATCAAGCTATGCAAGGGAGTCAAACATGAAGCTATTTTCTAAATCCTTTTTAGAAAAATTAGAAGAAAAATGCGGATCAATAACATTGCTAAATCATTATTTGAATGATTTAAAGATGCCCTTTCCTGAAGCGATATTAAAGTTAGCTAAATTTCATTCTCTTAAACCTGAATACTATTCTCCCAAAGAAAAGGAAACACCTGATGAAAAAATTACTAATGGCAGTGATTCTTTGCTTACCTCTTAATGCCTTTGCATTAAACCATGGCGTTGCATATCAAAGTAGCGTTAAAACTTCTTTAGCAGCTCCATATATGGTTACAAACGCCTTAATTCTTACAGGATCTATGAGTTTTGTGGTTATAAAGATGTTAAACAAGTCCTCAAATAGTTCCAAGAGCAGATTTAAACCTCGCTGGCATCCGAGACAATCCTTAAATAATTACCATGCTCACGCCCATTAATATGAGTGGTGAATGTGAGAAATTCTTTGAGCATACTCTAGATTGCACATGCCAAAAAAACATTGACGAAAATCATATCAAATTCGTACCATTTGCGTATCTATTAAACACAAAAATGGTACTACTATGTTTTATGAAGACAATCGCCAAATTGATTCCTTTTTTCAAATGAGATCGCAATATAAAGATCTTTTTGAAGTTACCAAAATCGAAGACGATGAGGACCTAGATATCTATCTAAAACGTTTTTCATACGAAGAAACGAATGAAAATATCATAGCAAGTTAAGGATGTATATGCATGATTTGACTCCGAAGACGATCGATATCATTGAATATGTAGCTTCTCTTTACAATACTGATGATATTGTAGAAATTTTTAGCCATGTTAATACCGCTGCCGTTCTAATGGCATATCAGATGTTTGAAGGTGATGAAAAACAATTCAAAGATTATGCTAAAAGCCATTTTCAAACATGGATAGATTCATATCAGCATATAAGGAAAGCAATCCATGACGATACCGATAGCGAATAAAAAAAATACCATTCATGATATTCCTCCTCCGCCTCCTAAAGAATGTTGTTTAAAGCGTTGGTGGAATAAGAAAAGAGGTCATAGATCACAATATAGCCAATGGGAATTGGATTACGCAATTCATATCAAAGCAAAATCTTCATTAATAGGTGATAAAGATGGATAAGCAAGGACTTAGAGAACTTCAAGAAAGCTATGTTCATGCTTTAGGTTTATGTTGCCAATCAATGACTGAAACATTAAATAATGGTACTTTTTCTAAGGATGAAATATTTAAAGAAGTTATAAAAGGTCCTGTAGCCATATTAGGAGTATTAATATCAAAAAATATAAACTCTGAAGATTTTGAACCTGTTGTAAAAGAGCTTTTCGACTCATTAATCCTCATGCTTAAATTGCACATGGCTGTCGAAGATGAGATATCCGAAGCAAAGAATGATTATAGAAAACAGATAAGAAAAATTATAGAAAAAGCAAAGATAACAGATCCTGAATTTGATCAAACAATAAATAGATGGAATGAAGAATCATGATTTTAGTCATTGGTGGAATCAAAGGTGGGTCAGGTAAGACTACTTTAGCTACAAATCTCACTGTTATGAGAGCAAATGGATTTGAAAAAAAGGTACTTCTCATTGATGCTGACGAGCAGAAATCTTCCTTTGATTGGGTTGGACAACGAGAAGCTCTAGAAATAGAGACTAACTGGACTACAATAACCCTGACAGGCAAATCTATCTATTCTCAACTTCAAAAACTAAAAGAAAACTACGATGACATCATTATAGATGTTGGCGGAAGAGATACAACTTCACAGCGATCTGCTCTTATGGCAGCTGATAAATACCTAATCCCTTTTAAGCCCAGATCCCTTGATATATGGACTTTAGGCCTTGTTAAAACAATGTTATCTGAAATTCTTTCGATGAACGAAAATTTGAAAACATTTGCAGTCATCAACCAGGCAGATCCAAAAGGCGCTGACAACTTCAGTGCAATGGGAGTGATTAATGATTCCGTTGATATTTCATGTTTTTTAAACTTTATTGGCAATCGAAAATCGTTTAGTAATGCGGCTGCAAGTGGTCTTGGAGTTATGGAATATGAACCTAGAGATTCTAAAGCTATTGATGAGATTAGATCGTTATATGATTCCATTTTCGTATCAGATGAATACGAAACATATACCTAAATGATGCCAATTACATACACAAAAGGTACGAATATGGTACTAAAGAAAAAAATTGAAGACCATTCAAAAATAGAACAGATTATTGATAGAGGTGGAGAAGTATCCTCTGATAAAAAAAAAAAGACCCAATGGTCACATGTCAATTTGCGGATTACCTCGAATATGCTCTCAAATATAGATATAAGATTATCCAAGAGAATAGGAATGTCTCGGAACGCTTGGATTTTAGAAGCCATACAGGATAAGTTACAGAAATGAATTTTAAATATAAAACAACGCGAGAAGAAAAACTAAACGAACTTGGTGAAGGTGAATGGATAAATGAGCCCGACCAAGTTGATTTCACATATAAAGATATTCCATGCAGGGTTATCAGGCAGGAAATTGGACACATTTGTGGATATATAAAAGTTCCAAACGAGCATAAATTTTACAAATTGGATTATGATGATATTGATATAGATGTTCACGGAGGAATTACTTTCAATGGAAGTATAGAAGATGCTGAAAATGAATTTTGGATAGGGTTTGATTGTGCGCACTGGGGAGATGTTTGTCCGAAAATGAACAAACTCTATAGTGAATTATCAATTTTGTTTCGTAAAAATAGTTTTTTTAAGGAATCCATTTATCGCAATGTGGAATACTGCA